CCTTGTTCAGCAGGTACTCGTAGTTGCCAGCAGCATCAATCACAGCCAAAGAATATGTGGCCAAATAATCATCAGGTGCAGACAAATACGGTGTCGTCAATGACACATCGCCAATCACGTTCTTGCGGAGCGTGGGAAACTGAACGGTGTTGTAAATACGCTGCTCAGCTTGCTGAACGAACACGGGTATCTCAGCGATGAAGTTCGCTTCAGTATTCTCCGTATACGCTTGTATAGCGTTGCTGAGCTGAGTGTAGTTCATGCCATCGGGCCTCGAGCCATCACACCTTTAGTCGCAGCGCCTGTGCCGCGAATCTTGATACCTGATGTCTTCACACCGGGGTAAGGATTGCTGCGCTCATTGGCCAACGACTGGTTAGCTTTCAAAGCTTCTTTGACAGGCATCTCACCAACAGTCACGTTGGGGATGATTTTAGGTTGACGATAAACTTTTGTAGCCATATCAGCCTCCACGACCAACAGAACGCTGGTTCATAACTTTAGCCATACCGCGACCATACTTCAACATTTGTGAGTTGGTCTTACCGCCAGCAGCCATTTTCTTAGCGCCGGGGTGCATGCGTTTCTCGTGCGCTTTCACTTCAGTGTCGGCGATTTTTTTGACTGTTTGCTTGTCCATTTTCAGGCTCCTATTTGTATCGTTACTGTACCAACTTCTGCCAATAAAACCAAGTCATTTGGCGTTAAAGCAGTATCAAAAAATCTGGCCCCACCAACTGGGTTCCAGCCCCATTGAAACACTCGGCTACCACCCTCCGGATAACCATTAGCATTTACTGCGGTGCTATTGGTGTTTGCAATCTGCAACCCACTCAAACCAGACTGATAGTAGCTTCGATCGGGGCGTGGATTCCTCAAACCTTGTGGGTCGTCAACAGGGTACATACCCAGTTGCAACTGTGGCTGATCGGGGTCCCAGCACTCAGGGCAAACCAGCAAGTCATAGTTCTTTGTCTTGATGATTTCTTTACGCAACACTTTTAATTTAAACCGTTGATCGCAACGGTCGCACTGCGCAATTGCCCATTTACCGGAAGCAAACCGATTACCCATCAGGTGCCTCCAATGTATTGCTGACGTGGCACAAAGCGAAGCGGCGCACGTTCTTGATCTTCTCCAGCAGCCAACTGCCAAGCTTCATCATACTGTTGCTTCAATACGGGTAAGCGTTCAGCGCCCCCGGCGACTTTCAAAGCCAAGTAGTACGACAGGCCAGCGGCCATGCAAGGAATAAAGCGGAACGGCACGTCCATCACGTTCACACCACCACCCGCATCCTGCGTGCGGCGTAGACGCCAATAGACAAATGTGTATTGTTGTGCGGAATCTGGGGTGGGCCAAACAGTAATGGCGGGCACCTGAGCCAAATAAACCGTAGCGCCGTTTGAATGCGCTGCTGCAGTTGTATCTTGCTGGCCACGGAAACAGCTGTATAGGGTATTCCCTGATATGTATCCGTAGTTGATGATCTCGTTGTCGATCTTCACAAATCCAGCGGCTGGTAGGCCAATCACTGAGCTAAGGGTAATTTGGTTGACTGTGGACGAAATAGCGCCGTTCAAAGTCACGCCAGTCGGCGAATTCTGCCCATCTAAACGCTGAACCCAGACCTGAATTGGTCTAGCTTGCTGAATCTTGTTGGGGATTGTGGCGTACGTAGAAACACTAATACGCGTGATTGTCAGGTCGGCCTGATTGTTCTGGATATTGGCGCTCGTACGAATCACATGCTCAAGCAGATCAATCGTGTCGTCTGGTAGGGCGTATGTATTTTGGCCTTGAACAAGCGGGATTTCACCCTGCTCAATAGTCCACATATTGATACCGCGATTGGCCCAATCTGCAAACATGATGTTAAGGCTACGACGGGCAGTGCGCAGGTCATAGCCAGTGCGCAGTTCACTACCAGCGCGTTCAAACGCTTCCTCAACCAACTCATCAAGCTGAAGATTGAAATTAGAGGTACCGGAAGTAATTGCCATTATTTTCTCGCAGTTTTAGCTGAGTTTATGAACGCTTGTTTAGTCGGTGCACCTTTGCTACCTACCTTGCGCATTTTCTCACCAGAACCCGCAGCGATTCTTTTGCGTTTTGCGTTAATGTTGTCGTATAGCCCAACTTTTCCGCCTTCAGCATACTCGGTGAAGTCGGTGTCATCCCTACGAGACTTGCGTTTCGCATTTGGCATTTTGCTGGGGTTCATTGCCCCCATACCTCGGGATGACATCATAGTTTCACCTCAATACATTTTGCATTTGGTCTTACCACGGGAAGCAATACCATCTGCGCGTTTAGAAGCAGTCATGCCACCAGAAGCCATCTTCTTGACTTTACCGCCACGCTTGTAACCACCAGCGTTTTCACGGGTCTCGTCATCAATTTCTTCATTACGACCGGGACGCATTTTGCCCTCTGGTGAAGCACTTTCAGTATCGCGTTTGCGTGATTTAGGGGCTGCTTTTTCCTCTAACTCACCAGCATCAATACGCTCTTTAGCTTCTTTGGACAACTCGACTTTGTCGCGGCTATTAATTGCTTTGTCAATCAAATCACCAACGCCAGACTTCTCGACCATCTTTTTACCGACACCGGTCTTCTCGTCAATCGCACGGCCTATGCCATAACCAATACCAAGCGCGGCTGCGGGCATACCTCCACGGCCAATATTTCGATTGCTAGCGCGTGCACCAGCTTCACGAACAGCCTCTCTAGCCCCGCCAGTAAGCTTAGAAGAGTCTACATTACGGCCCTTTTGGGCTTTAGCAGCATCTTCTTTAAAGCTCTTAACAACATCGTCGTTAAGTTTTGGTACGTTGTCCCATCTTGTGGCCATGATTATTTCCTTTTAGTCATTCCACCGCCGCACATCACCATGGTGCCGCGAGTCTTACCGCGTGAAGCAATCCCGTCGGCAGACTTTGTGTAGCCACCTTTGGCCATCTTTTTAACCGATGCACCATCAACATCTTGGGGCACGGGCATACCCTCACGGAAGACTGTATCCTTTGGAGGAGTCTTCTTAGGCGCGGGTTTTTTAGCTGCAGGTTTCTTAGTAGCTGGTACGCCTTCGGGGTCTGTGGGGGGTTGCCCCATTTCAGCGGTGTAAACTGGATCGGCCATGATGGGCTCCTTAGATCAGCACTTGCCGCCTTTTTTCATACCCAGAGGCTTAGAGCCAGACATCTTGACCATAGTGCCTTTTGACAGACCCTTGGACTGGATGGCGTGCTCGCCTTTGCCTTTGTTGCCGCCAGATTTAACAGCGCCCATTTTTGCGGAAGTGATACCGCCTTTAGCCATCTTTTTCATACCTGTTTCCCCTTCAGATTTTTCACCGCGTGCATACTGCTGGGGGGTGATCTTGCCCGATTTAAGTGCTTTACCTTCGGCCAATTCTTCCTTGTAGGATTCCTTGCCGCCAAACATTTTTTTAGTAGCCATACCGCCGCCTTTCATTAATGACATCTTGCCATGAAGTGTTTGTGCTTTGTTGACTTTTTGAAGGTCAGCACGTGAGTTTGAACTGCCTGAGCCAAACTTCTGGCCCTTGCTTGCTTCGCTGAAATCTTTAGCGACAGAAACTGGAACCCCAGCAGCTTTCGCAAATGCTGGGTTGTGGGCCGCAGCATCCATGAATCGCTTTTGTTTTTCACTTGTTGCTGGCATCATCGCCCCGCTTGAATAAGTTGGTCAATCTTTGCTTCAAGCCTGTTAAAGCGCTGGTCAATGTGGTCAGTAATTCTTTGCACTTCTGCATTAGTTGTGTAATCACGTGCCAACTCCTCTCGGGTTTTGTTGAGCAGAATGTCAAGGCGTTTGATCTCGTCAAACTTTTCCTTAGCGACGAACGTCAGTAACCCTGTAAACAGGGTCAAAACTGCTGTCCAAATGGTGTTTAGGTCTAGCACATGCGCCCCTTTGTTTTACCACGGGAAACAATGCCATCGGCGGCCTTGACGTATCCACCCTTTTTGAAGGTAGCGTCAGAACCATATTTACGCAATTGAGCGGGTGTTAATGCAGCTCGTTGCGCATCAGTCATCTCAAAAAGATTAGGCTTTTCTTTGGGGGTTCTAGTGCTACTACCCCTGCTGGTTGGGTCAATATAAGGGTACTCTGTCTTGTTACCCTCAGTTTTAGCATTGTCCAACGCTTCTTGACGACGAGCCGCAGCTAGGTCTTTTTCCCGAGCTGCTTCTTCCTTTTGGCTTTTAGACCCTTTGGTCGTGTCTATAACTTCACGCTTAATACTGCCAGCGCTTCTACCACCGCCGCCACCAGAGGCACCGCCCCCTTTTGGCTCGTCATCAAAGTAAGGTGTATTTCTTGCCATGTCAGCACTTCCAAGCTCTAAGAGATTTGTTTATGCGTGAGTCTGGGTCTTTGGCGGTTTTGGTGGATGTGAGTTTCTTCTTCATCCCTTCCATCCTCGCACAGAAAGAGTCGCGCCGGGACCCGCCTTCTGGCTGGGGCGGTTTCAAGTTCATGCCTTGCTTTTTCGCGGAGGCGCGTCCCTTGGCATTCAACCCACCATTTGGGTTCTTGCCCTCTTTCCTCTGCCATGCTG